CAGGCACACCCCCCATAGGTAGGGTCATAGTTATAGGACCCCCCGCAGCATACCCTTGTTTAGGGTTAATTATGTTTTTATAATAGTCAAATTGTGACTGGGTGTCAGAGTTATTAAGATCAGAAAGCGAGGCTAATGGATAACCTAAATCTTTAAAGTACTGCTGCTGTTGCTGTTCATTAGCTTGCGCTGCAAGTTTTTCTTGACGCATTTGAGTAGCCATAGCTTGGTTCTGCTCTACCATATCTTGAGCACTAGAGCCTAAAAGAGCCCCCATACCCGCTTGTTTACCCCAGTCCCACATAACATCTTTATTAGCAAACATAGCAGAACCTTGGTTGCCCATAGTACTTGTAGCTGGAGTGGGTGATGGTTGGGCAGCTCCGGGTATACTTGGACTCATAGGCCCCGATGGAGTAATATTTACAGGGGACACTTTATTTACTACACTAGGGTCTATAGCCGTTTCTGTAAGATTCATAGGGCCAGAAGGAGTGGCATCTACCGGAGAAGGAATAGCATATCCTGCAGCGTCTTTTCCCGCTGTCATTCCCGGTAAATTACTACCACCAAAACCTCCCATACCTCCAGAAATAGCCCCGCCTAATGCACCTGCACCGAACCCTTTACCTTGAGCTGCACTCAACGCTCCACCAGCTAAGGCCCCTGTACCCGCCCCAATGACAGTACCTCCAAGAGCCCCCATGCCTCCACCACCTAACGCTGCTGCACCTGCACCGCCTGTAAATGCACCAAGAGCACCTATACCTAGCATGGCAATTATGTTCTTTAAGTCAAACGCCTCTTGTAACCCTGTATGTGGGTTGGTTGGTAGTTTGTGTCCTATAATAGCTTGAAGTCCAGCTAGTTCGTCTTTGCTAACATGTAAGAGTGTATCGTCCCCATGACGTCCTAGAGATGCTAAGCCTTTTGCAGTTGTGTTATATGCCATATTTATTCTCTATACAATTTTAAGGGTGCCAGCACTATTCCAAACATCACCAGAGCTTAACCCAGTAGCGGAAGTTGGGAGGTCTACAATATTAACAATCGTTTTACCTACTAATGCATTAGTTGGGTCTATTATATGTTCTATAGAAGCTACAGGTTGTACAGCACCCGCCCCCGTTAGAGTAATCACAAGATCGGTTCCCCGTAAATGCCCCGGATTAGCTTGCTGTTGTATGTAGTAGTTCAGTAACCGTATCAAAGAGTTCATATACTGCACGTCATACTCAAGAGGTGGCAGTGGAAGTACGTCAGGGGTTGGAATACTAAAGCCGGGGTTTCTCATATTTATCCTCTACGCCCATCAGGTTGCACTTCGAGTCTAGGAGTTCCCAACTGCCACTTTATACCTAAATCTTCACTACCTATTCTAAAAGCTACCTGTCTACCACGTAAACGTATCCATATTTGATCGGTATAATCATATACCTGAGTAGTCACTTTGTTCCCTGCAATTACAGGAGCATCAGCAGAAGTAAAAACACCTTGCCCCGGAAAGTTTCTAGCAGATATAGTCATAACAACTGAAGGAGCAGGTACGGTAGAACCAATAAAGTCAACGTCAGGAATAACCCGCTTAACAAAAGAAAACTGATCGCCCTCACCAATATCAAAGTCAGCGCTCTCTATGTAACTTACAATCGCACTAGGAGGATTAGTACACCCATTATCCACACCATTCTCATGCTGCACTAACATACCATCAACAGTAGCCCAAGGAAGCCCCTGTATATGTGAGTCTAGCCACGCAGTGCGTTCCATTTGTCCATAATACCAAAGCTTTTCAAGATAGTTGTAGATAACATAACGGTCAATGACTTCAGAGTCTGCAGAAGGATAAAACCACCAGATCTCATTATACTTTTCATTAGTGCCAGAACATACTTGAGCTGATTGATCGGTGTTAAAGTCATCAAATATATACTGCCTTAACGAACAAGGAAGCGTGTCTACACGCCCAGAATAAGCATAGAATTTATCAATACCCATCCAGTAAGTAATGCCATTAGCCGTAGTCGCCGCATTTGGAGAAGCTATAGTTATTTCAGCAGAGACAAGATTAAACCCGAATATAAAAGGCTGCCCTTGATACTGCATAGAATAGATAGCAGAGTCTGTCCAAATTAAAACTTCTTTACGTGTCTTTTCTGAGGTAACTATCTCACTACCATTAGTGAGCCTATAAAATCCCGCAGTGTTTGTTATATCTGCAGGGTCCCAGATAAGTGGATTTTCTTGATCGCACCATTGTACTAATAAAGGGTCTCTCACAGCGTTAATCGCTGTTCCTGTAGTGGCTCCTGAGCCCGCCCCTGTAGCTATAAAGTACTGCCCTATTTCGTTTTTAGCTGCACCAAGAAGTGTAAAGTCTGTAGTCCCTACACTATCAATAACATAAGCTGTTCCTAGTACAAAACTACCTGCAGAAACAACAGGAAGCGTAGGGTCATTAGCCCCTAGTACAACAACATGACGTTCTTCAGTAACAAACACCCGAGTACCCACAGCAGGAGCAAACCCATCAGTTCCCCCCATAGCACGAATATTAATCCCACGACCTGTTATTTGACCGCTTAAAGTTACATTAGTCCCAGCATAATAGTAGACAGGACCGTACTCAGAGTTAAAGAACAAGTCTTGCCCAAAGGTATCAGCACTCCACAAACGAAGCTCATCTTCAATACCATTACTCTGATAGGGGGTATTCCACCCGTGATTACCATTCCAAGGACCTGCGCCCCAACCAGCACCAAAGCTAGTATTATTTAACCCCGTAGTTGCTTGATAAGCCGCTACAACAGGAGCAGAGCCACCACCTGCAGTTACTGCAGTAGATTGAACCCCAGTATCTATATTAATATAAGCAGTATCAGTGTATTTGATTTCGTATTCTTTATTAAGGTCATCTACTGTATAAGGACCGAACGCCGTAGCGCCACTAAAAGTTACAAAGTCATTAGGTGTTGCATGGTTATATGGAGAGTCTACCGTTACCCAAGAGCTTGTTACCGGAGTGGTTGCACTATGTGCAGCTGCAGTAGTTCCGTTATACCCACGAATACAACCTGATAAAGTGTTAATAGATGCAGTGCTTACCCATATCTCTTCGAAGTCAATCTTAATAATATACGGTGCTAAACGAGTAAAAGACGTACCACTAACGACATCAAAAGACGTATCTGTAGCCGTAATACTAGCATTTAAAGTAGAGTATATAGGTAGAAAAGGGTTTGCAGGTAGGTTTAAAGTAACTCGTATTGGGGTTATATCAAAGTACGCACCGCCAGAATATATGTAGTATTTTAAGTTAGTCCCCAGTCCTAGCAGATAGAACCCAGATAAAGTAACCCATTCTACAATGTGTTTGCAGTCCCCAAGGAACGTAGCTGACGTAGCTGGCGACCACCCTCCTAACTTTTCAGGCATACCTGAACGGAAGCGTATCTTATCTCCGGCATACCAACCACCTGAGTTAGCTAAATCTGTAGACTCTCTTGATACACCCGGCCTAAATTGTAGGTATTGTAAAGGCATCTATATGCCCCCGTTATATGCTTAAAATAAAATTAGCGGCAAACTTACTGTTTATCTGGGTTTGTATATTACTAGTTGCCCCACTTAAATAGCCTAATTCTGTATCAGTAACTGTAGAGCCTGTCAATATACCAAGAGCATCTGTAATAACCGCAACATTAGGAGCATAAGTAGCAAGTACGTTATCATTAGCAGTATAGAAGTCAACCCCATCACTATAAACTATTGTTGAAATACCCGAAGTAACTGTAATACCCAAGCTTCCTACAGTCGTAGTTACAATCTCAACATCACTATCAGAGTCATTAGCAACTACATACACCTTAGATACAGCAGGGGCTAGTATCTGCCTTGATACACCGGGAGTTCCCGTTATGTTAAGTATCATTTGCCTAGATTGGTCAGATACCCCATTTAAAGCAGTTAAGGTTACATCTCCAGCAGTTACGTCTACGCTGGCTAAACCCGCAATGGCTTGCTCTATAAGGGTGCCTAAATTGGTATTAGTTGTAATACCCCACTGGTTAGCTTGTTCACCAGAGGCAATGAGTTGTATGCGTAAATTAGAGCTGTATGTACTCGGCATCGTTGTATCTCTTAAGTAGGTATGTCAGTCCAATTAGGATTTTGAGCAGTATTTATTTCAGTCCAACCTGATGATTGCGTTGTATTTATGCTCGTCCAATTAGGGTTCTGCGATGGGTCTATTTTGTTCCACATACGCATAGAATGCAAGGTTAATTGCATGTTTTGGCTGCCTAATGTAGGCGCTACAGCCTCTTTTGTACTATTTTGTGTTAGCGTTAAAGATTGCCCTATTAATTCATAGTTAGATGCAGCTGTAACAGCTACATTGGTTTGGGTCAGCACAAGGGTTGTTTGCCCTGTTAATATTGCATTTGCCGCTGCGGTAGCCTCTATTGAATTGAGAGCTAAGTTCATTGCTACTTGACCCAAGAGCAGCTTTACACTACTAGCTGTTATACTTAGGTTGTTTTGAGTAAATGCTAGGTTTTGACCTACTAGCGTGTAACTTGCTGTGGCGGTTACGGATGTAGAGTTTTGAGCCAATACAAGGGCTGTTTGCCCTGTAAGGTTTATGGTAGCTGATATTGCAGCTGCTACTGAGGATTGTGTTAAGGTTAGGCTTTGCCCCGCTAGAGTGACAGTGTTTCCTAGCAGTATGTCCGCTATTGGTATAGTCGCAAGAGGAGCAAACCCAAGCATTATGTTTTGTTCTTAGTTATAACCGCAATAAAGCCAGCAGCACTTACACCGAAGCTTATAATCTCTTTACTAAGAGCAGGATCTAAGTTCAAACCCGCAGTTGTTAATATAGCCGCTAGGCCGTACCATGTTGAGCTTTCTTGTAATCTTGCTAGTACCCATGAGAAAAACGCCATCGTTGACTCCTAATTATCTATGTATCTGCCAGTGAGGACCGTCTTTAAAAGTCTTCCAATCTCCACCCCATTCTATAAAAACCCCAACATCTTGCGCCGCCTCTTTAATAAAGGCAGATAAGGCATTATAGTACTTCCAATCCCATGAAACTTCTCCTCCTATTATAGGCGCTATGTCCACTGCATGTCCTGTAATATGGTAAGAGTCCATCGTTTTAGAAGCACCTTTGTCTACCAAATAGCGTTGTCTTTCTTTAGAGCGTAGACCTTCAAGTACCACAAAATCTAAAGGCGTTATAGTAATGGCATGTTGTACGACCTTTACCAAATCAGGGTGTACCCCTTCTAACCGCTTTAAAGACTTCTCGCTTAACTTAAAACCCATTATACATCACCTCTTGCTGGTTTGTAGGCTTTGGCGTTGATCTGCACTTGGAAACATGCATTGTTACGCTTATTAACTTCACGCTCTATTATATGGTACGGTTGCCCTTGAAGCTCTTTTTGCACTTATGGCATGAGGTCGTACCCAACTTCAGTAACACCTATATCAATACCACACTGCAGACCTAACGTAGTTT